ACAGCAGCCGCAGCCGCAGCAGGTACAGCAGCCGCGGCCGCAGCAGGTACAGAAGCCGCAGCAGCCGCAGCAGGTACAGCAGCCGCAGCCGCAGCAGGTACAGCAGCCGCGGCCGCAGCAGGTACAGAAGCCGCAGCAGGTACAGAAGCCGCAGCAGCCGCAGCAGGTACAGCAGGTACAGCAGCCGCAGCAGGTACAGCAGCCGCAGCAGGTACAGCAGCCGCAGCAGGTACAGCAGCAGGAAAGCGAGACTGTGCAGCTTTTGCGGGAAATGCTCGGCATGTTCCGCACAAACAACATCAATAACATGGGCGGCGCGCCGCAGTTAGTAGACGCGGCTGAAATTCTCGCCGCCAATGATTACGCTATGGAGGTGAAATCGTAATGGCAACTGGATATACATTCGAGCAAATCGCCACTATCCTGAACCAGATCGTGGCAGACGCGCAGGGCCGAACCGCTGATATCAGCGCGGCGCCGCGCGATATGTCGCAGTTTGTCGCGATGGCTGAAAGTGGTCTATCTGTGGGCACTGACCCCATCATGACCAGCATTTCAACGGTTATCAACCGGTCGATTTTTGTCAATCGTCCGTACACTGGCCGCTTTAAAATCCTTGAGGGTAGCGCCCTTGATTGGGGATTTCAAACTCGCAAAATCACGCCGCTCGGCATTGACAGCGCACAAGACAACCCGGAATATACGAGCGCACCCGCCGACGGCAGCAGCGCCGACCAGTGGACTGTAAAGCGCCCAAAGGCGTTGCAGCTCAATTTCACAAGCGCTGTACAGTGGGCGGTGCAGGAACCAACCGTTTTTGAGTACCAGCTTAAAGCCGCCTTCCGCGGGCCGGATGAACTCTCGCAGTTTCTCGCAATGCAGCGGCAGTTTGTGCTCGACGAGGTGGAGCAGCAGCGCGAGAATCTGGCGCGCGGAACCATCGCCAATATGATTGGCGCAAAGATTAACACGGACGCTGCAAATGTGCGCCATATGCTCGCGGAATACAACACGCTCACGGGCTTGACGCTAACCGCGCAAGATATCTATAAGCCGGAGAATTTCAAGCCCTTTGTCCTCTGGCTTTGCGTGGAACTTGTGAAAGCAAGCGATCGGATGCAGGAGCGGACGACGCTTTATCATAAGAGCATTGACGGAGCAACCATCATCCGGCATACGCCGAAGAGCATGCAGCGAGCGCTCATCCTGAGCGACTTTATGCGCGAGATGGGCGGTATCGTTTTGCCGGACACGTGGCACACCAATTTTGTCGATGTCATCCCGCACGAAACGGTGCTGTTCTGGCAAAATATCAACGCGCCGGATAAAATCAACATCACCCCGGCACAGATTACCAGCAAGGGCGCGCATGAAAAGGGCAAGGCTGTAAAGCAGAGCAATATCCTTGCAGTGCTGTATGACCGCGACGCGATGGGCTATAACATGATCAATGAGGGGATGACGATGACCCCCATTAACGCCAAATCGCGTTATTACAACGCATTCCACCATTTTATCAATCGGTGGTGGAACGACACGACAGAAAACAGCGTCGTGTTCCTGCTCGACTAATAAAGGAGACGGCGAAAGATGATTGATGTAATCCTGTATTCGTTTGCAAAAGAGGCAGATAGCACAGCCATACCAAAGCCAGCAAACGGCGTGACTTATGCCTGCGAACTCAAAGACGTTTGCAGCATTCTTTCGCCATCTCTTGTTTTTCACATGGTAGACGGCTGGACGCCAGCACAGATCAATTATATTCACATTCCGATTTGGTCGCGGTACTATTTCGCATCGTGGACGTGGCAAGATGGATTGTGGATAGCTGACTGCGCGGTTGACGTGCTGGCAAGCTGGCGCACGGAAATTGGGAATTCAGCGCAATATGTATTGCGCTCGGCGTCTGAATACGATGAATTTGTGCCCGATGGATTTTACAGCGCCAAAGCCGGAATCACAATGGACCGGACGGTTGCCAGTTTTCCGTGGACATCAAACCTCGTTGATGGCACTTATGTGATCGGTGTTATCAACGGAGACGAGAATGCTCGGGGCGGTACGAGTTATTATGTATTGACACAGTCATACATGTCAGCGCTCAGAGATGCACTATTTATCAACACGGATTATTTGCAAATTCCATCAAGCGAGATTTCAAGCGAGCTTGCCAAAACACTGTTTAACCCGTTTCAGTATATTGTGAGCTGTAAATGGTTCCCCTTTGTTGCGCCGACAGAGGGAGACTTGCAAGCGTCAATTAAAGTAGGGTGGTGGACCCTCCCTGTCAACTGCAAGCGCCTTGCAAAAACGCCGATTTTCAAAGACACTTGGACGCTGGATGTTCCGCAGCACCCGCAGGCAGCGACGCGCGGGGGCTATCTCAACGGCAGCCCTTATACACGCCTCACCTATAATTATGGGCCGTGGGGGGATGTGGCAATCGCACCGGATTTTTTCGTTCGCGGCGACGCTAAAGCGCTCACTGTATCGACATTGGTTGATTGTGTATCAGGTAACGGCATTTCGACTTTTTCAGCGGGTTCAAGCGAAATTCTGCGAACTGCTGCATCGGTGGGGGTTGATATCCAGCTATCACAGGTTACAATGAGCATGTTTGACAGTATTGCAAGCGGTGTTACAGGGCTTCTGGCGCCTCCACCTGCCACGGCAGCGGGACAGGGCATTATGGGCGCGGTTAAAGCAGGCGTGCGAAGCTGGTCTAACTACGGCAATATTGCAAGCGGTTTCGCGCAAGCTGCTATCAATGAGGTTGTTCCGACGAGCACGCCGACTGTGCAAACGCTGTCAGCGTCCGGCAGCATTGCGGCCTATCAGCTACCACCTGTTTTGAGAGCGGATTTTTCAATTCTTGTGGACAATGACAACGCACGAGCTGGCAGGCCATTGTGCGCTGTGCGTAATATCAAAAGCCTATCCGGGTTTATCATGTGTCAAAACCCGGAGCTGCACGTCGTGGCGACGGCTGAAGAGCACGATGCAATTATATCTTTTTTGCGCGGGGGCTTTTACTATGAGTGACATCCAGCCGCCTGATTTTGCATCTTATTTCCACACGTTCCGCGTCTACCCGGACCGCGCACAGATGGAGCAAAATGCAACCGTTTTCGCGGCGTATCTGGGCGCGCTGGGGTTTACGATCAATAGCGCTTGCGCGATGCTGGGAAACTGGGAAAGCGAGTGTCGCCTAAATCCCAATTATCCAACGTCAGCAAATTTTCCGACAACACGCAGTGGCGGCTTTGGTCTCCCGCAGTGGACCCCATGGGGACGCAAAATTGGAGATTGGGCGTTGACAAATCTCGGCATCTCTCCAACTGCAACAGATGACAACCCGCTATCAGCTATTGACGTGCAGATGCTCTTCCACGAGTACAGCGCGACAACCGGGCGAGATTGGTATAGCAATGAGGGATTCAACTATACATGGCCGGGATTCAAAAAATCAACAGACGATCCGCGAACACTGGCCGAAGCGTACTATTGGCAATACGAGCGCAGCAGCGCGCAGGGGCCGGGAAGTCGTGGCGAACAGGCGGCGGCATGGTATGAATTTTTCGGCGGTGTTCTCCCTCCCTATCCGTCAAAAATTCCGGTTTGGCTGCTCTACAAATTTAAAAGGGGGTTGTTTTAATTGGCATTCACTCCACCTTTTTTCTACGACACGCTTAATAGCGTTGACGGCATGATTCACCCTTCATTTCTACATGTACATGATACCGGGCTTGCGCGATTTTTCAAGCGCTATCTTTTGCAGGATGCTTTGTCTGTATTTAAATTCACACTGCCGGAATGGTGGGATGCTGATTTTTTCCGCTATAACCTGCTCGGCGTGGGTTTTGTGGCGGTTATAAACACTGACCGATTCGGCGTCATCCCGATGTCCTGCTCGCTTGGCGGTCAAAATGTGTTTTACCGGCCTAACAAAGCAAGCGTAGCAAATCCGCTTATCCGGCAGCGCGGGCCGCTGACCATCGGTCGAGATTGCGCGCTCATCAAAATGCAGCCGGATTATTCGGGCGTTGCGGGGATTGTGGACACATATGGAGATCTAATGACTCTATGCTGGCAGTGTGCAGCCGTAAATATTCTTAATTCGCATCTGTCATACATTGGCGAGGCTGACAGCAAAGCGCAAGCGGAGACGATCAAAAAACTCTATGACAGCATTGCAAGCGGTATTCCGGCGGTTGTCCAGCGCACGGGCAGCAAAGCGGGCGAGGGGCTGCATCTGCTGACGCAAAATGTCGGGCAAAATTTTATTGCAGACGACGTGCTGGACGTGCTGCAAAAAATACAAGCTGCTTTCCGCGCTGAGATCGGCATCCCAAATGTTCAGACCGAGAAAAAAGAGCGGCTTATAACGGGAGAAATTGCAAGGGGCGACATGTTCACGCGGAGCAAAGCGCGCATGTGGCTTGACGAGATTCGCGCCGGGATGGCGCAGAGTGAGAAGATGTACCCTGACATTCGCGGTTTGCTGGGCGTTGATTTTGCGGTGGAGGTGACAGACGGTGGAAGCGACTCTATCAATTCTGGGGCTGTATAACTATCAGCCAGCAATTTTTGACTCGCTCACTATTCCGACGAGCGTTGACAGAGAAACATTGATTGATAATATCATCATGGAGGCGGCGGAGCTGGAATTGCTGTTCCCGAATGCTGATATACTGGTCAGACTGATCGGTAATTGGAGCAAGACACGGCTTGCAGCATGGAACCGCATGATTGGGGCACTCGATGCAGAATATAACCCAATTGAAAATAGCGACAGATATGAAGATCATCTCGAAGACTACACGCGCGACCTTAAAGAAAGCGATAATTACACGCGAGACCTTAAAGAAAACGATAATTACACTCGCAATCTGACGGACAGCGGAAACAACAGCAGCAGCGGCAGCACACAAAACAGCCGAACAGGGTACAACAGCGGCGACCTACAGCTTACCGACAGCAGCAGCAGCGAAGACCACAGTAACGATACGCGCAGCTACACGGGCAGCGATGATCGCAACAAAGGATACACGGGCGGCGATGATCGCAACAAAGGATACACGGGCGGCGACACACGGCATACTGTTATACATACTCATGGCAATATCGGCGTAACTACAAATCAACATATGGTTGAAGCAGAGCTTAAACTTCGGCAGTATGATATTTATAAGCTTATAACAAATGAGTTTATCGACACATTCTGTATCGGAGTATATTAAAGGGGGTAAAAAATATGTTGTTTAACGATTGGCCCTACACCAATTTGCACAATCTCAATCTCGATTGGATTTTAGGCAAAATTATAGACTCGCAATCCTATTTCAAAGCGCAATTTGACGAACTGAATAACAAATATAACGCGCTAACCAAAAAGGTTGACGCTATTCCGGCAGAAGTCGCTAATAGCTTCTTGACGCCGGAAATGTTCGGCGCGAAGGGCGACGGCGTGACGGATGACACGGCAGCACTCCAAGCGGCTTTTGATGCAGCTACTACCAGCAAAAAAACGCTTTATAGTTTCGGCGTAACATATTATGTTACTGATACGATTAAAGTAAATGGCCCAGTTCATTGTAACTTTGGTTATTCATATCTTAAATGCCCGGGAAGCATGCAAACCCCTGTAATTGACTATAACAGCATGGGCTATGCATCATCTTTTAACGCAATCTGTTTTGATGGTAATGATTCGCCTGCAACTATGATGAAAATTTCACGCAGCAATAACACATTCATTACCAATGTATATTCAATTCATTGTAAAAATTTCATTGATGTGGTAACCGGTTACGAAGTCACGCTATCCAAAGCGCTTTTGTTCAATGCTGATGGTACACTGGGAAATATTGCCGTTAAATGTCAATCGTTTGATTGTCATTTCAATGAGGTTTATGCAGTAAACTATCAAACGATTTTCGATATGATCGGCGGTAACAACCGAATCAGTTTTTGTCATTGCTGGAACACGTCAAGCAGCAGTTGGAACAATACCAAGTTTGCCGATATCAAAGGAGAATATAACATTTTCACGGCATGCACAAGTGACACTTTTGATATCACTTTCAACGTCGCAAACGGCAAACTATTGTTTGTTTATGACCTTCTGGCTTATCATGGTGAAAAGCCCAATTGCGTACTTTTCGCCGGAGATACTACAAAGGTTTATATCAACGGTATACAGGGAAATGGGCGCAAAATAAACAAACTATGCGACGGTCAATTTTCGGGCCGCTTAACCGGCTTGACACTCACCGACTATATCGACGTACCCGCAAAAACAAGTTATTATGTCGAGGTAACACCCGTAAATGGTGCAACTATCGACAGTAACCGCATGTATATTGCGGATGACACGGTAACGGTTGAAATTCACGGTTCAATATCATTCAGTGGTAATACGACGGGATATGTGGACGTGGCTAAAATTCCGGCCCCCTTTTATCCGATATCATATACCTATCATGCGGGATACCTTGGAGCGGCATACGCTGCGGCAAATACTAACATGTTTGCTATCTCAGGCGCTAGCGAGATTCGATTCTATACAAACGATGAAAGCGGCAGCAAAAGCTTTGCACTTACAGCCACAGTTAGAGTGAAACGAGATTAACCGCGCACCCCGTCAGAGGGCCAGAAATGGCCCTCTTATCGTTTGTTTTCAAAAAATGAGGCGGCCGCATAGGCCGCCATAATATCACCTCACTCTTCCACAAATTCCAAATCCCAACCACGGCCATACATGGCATAGATCATATCTTCGGCCTGTTCACGCGTTGCAGCGTATTCGTCTTTGGTCTCGTCCTCATCAGTCGCTTGCACATGGTAAGTGATAGCGCCCGTCTTCTCATCCCACAGGATATCAATTAACGTGGGGACAAATTCGTTGTAGATCGATGCAATTTTCATTTTGATT